TTTAGATGGAGATGTTTTACATCATTTAACCGATAGACTATCTTGTAGAGAGCCTTATTCTCAATGGTTATTAAAATGTACAGGAGGGAGGTATCGTTATGCTGCGTAAATTAAAATTATATGGCGAGCTTGCAGAGTTTGTAGGTCATAAAGAGTTTGAAATACAGGTAGATAGTCTTGCAAAAACAGTTAGTTTTCTTGTTAATAATTTTCCGCAGATAGAAAAATATATGAACCCTAAATATTATCAGGTAAAAGTTGGTAATTATGCAGTAGATAAAGAAGAAATACACCATCCAATAGGACAGGAAGATATACATATTGTTCCTGTTATTAGTGGTGCTGGAGGAAGTACTGGAAGAATTTTATTAGGAGCTGCTTTAATTGGAGCATCTTTTTTGTTTCCTGGAGCAGGTATGTTTGGAACTATTAGTGCTTCTGGAAAAATTGCAGCAGGAACTACTATGACTGGTTTTACTGCAGGAAGTGCATTTATGACTGGAGTTGGCACTTTAACAAGTGCTGTTGGAGCTTCGCTTGTATTATCTGGTGTAAGTGAAATGTTGTTTCCATTACCGAAATTTGAAGGATTTAGTTCTGAACAGGACCCACAATTATCTTTTAGTTTTTCAGGAACACAAAACACTTCGAGGGCTGGAACTCCAGTACCTTTAGTTTATGGAGAAATCATAACTGGTTCAGTCGTTATCAGTGGAGCAGTTGACACTCAACAGGTACAAGCATGACTAAACCTAAAATTATTAGAGGATCTGGAGCACCTTCTCCTCCTACCCCACCTCAACCAACCAGAGCACCTGATACTTTACACAGTAGAAGTTTTGCTACATTATTAGATTTGATTTCTGAAGGGGAGATCGAAGGTTTTGCCTCTGCTTCAAAAGAAGGCAGAACAAAAGGAACTACTGCATATAACAATGCTGCACTTAAAGATGTAATCCTTAACGATACTCCAGTTTTAAAAGCTACTGCTGATTCAACAACTCCACAAACCACTGATTTTAATTTTCAAGATGTAACATTTAATCCTAGATTTGGAACAGCAGACCAAACAAATGTTGAGGGCATAGAAAGTAGCTCTTCAATAACTTCAGTAGGCAGCACTGTAACCGCAGCAAGTCCTATTACAAGACAGATCACAAATTCAAATGTAGATGCAGTAAATGTAACAGTAACTTTTCCTCAACTTCAAAGAGCAACGGATAAGGGAGATCTCCTTGGATCGTCTGTATCTTTAAAAATATCTGTCCAATATAATTCTGGTGGTTTTACTGATGTTATAACTGACACAGTTACAGGTAGAACTGCTGACGCATATCAAAGAGATTACAGAGTAAACCTTACAGGTGCTTTCCCTGTTGATATAAGAGTTACAAGAGTAACAGCAGACAGCACATCTTCAAGTCTTATTGATGCTTTTACATGGACAAGTTTTGGAGAAATTATTGATGATGCTTCAACTTATGCCAATAGTGCTTATGCTTCTCTTCGATTGGACTCTATGCAGTTTCAATCAATACCTACAAGAAAGTATCGTATTAGAGGAATAAAGGTAAGGATTCCTGGTGCTGGTGCTAATAGTTCTGGTACTCCAAGTATTGACAGCACAACTGGTCGCATAATTTACCCAGACGGATATATTTTTAATGGTGTTATGGGTGCTGCCCAATGGTGTTCATGCCCAGCAATGATCTTACTTGATCTTCTTACAGATACTAGATATGGATTTGGTAATCACATAACTGATAGTTCTCTTGATCTTTTTTCTTTTGTTACTGCCAGTAAGTTTGCCAATACTTTAGTTGATGATGGCTTTGGAGGACAGGAAGCCAGATTTAGTTGCAACGTAAATATTCAATCATCCAATGAGGCATTTACTTTAATAAATGAATTAGCAGGCGTAATGAGATGTATGCCAATATGGTCTGCTGGTAGTATTCAACTAGCACAAGATAGTCCAAAAGATGCCAGTTATTTATTTAATTTAGCAAACGTAACTGATGCAGGTTTTAGCTATTCAGGAAGTGGATTAAAAACAAGAAATACTGTAGTTTCTGTTTCTTACTTCAATATGGATAGTAGAGAAATAGATTATGAAGTTTATGAAGATACCGCTTCGATAGCAAAACTAGGAGTAATTATTAAGCAGGTAAAAGCATTTGCGTGTACATCCAGAGGTCAGGCTAGAAGATTGGCCAAGGCAATTTTATTCGCAGAACAAAATGAATCTGAAGTGGTTTCTTTTGCAACTTCTGTAGATTCTGGTGTTGTTGTAAGACCTGGTGCTGTTATAGATATTGCCGATCCTGTTCGTTCTGGTCTTAGAAGAGGTGGAAGAATTGCATCAGCCACAACAACAGAAATAACTGTAGATGATTCTGCTGCAACTGATTTGCCTACAACAAATAATCCAACTTTATCTGTAATATTGCCTGATGGAACGGTGGAAACAAAATCAATATCAAATGTATCTGGAGCAGTTATAACAGTATCTTCCGCTTTTTCACAAACACCAAATGTTAACACAGTTTGGTTATTACAGGACAATACTGTAGAAGCACAAAAATTTAGAGTGATTACTGTTGAAGAACAGGAGGGATTAGTTTATGCAATAACAGCTTTATCTTATGTAAATGAAAAATACGCATTTATTGAAGATGGTGCGACCTTACCAACAAGAACAGTATCAATATTGAATCTTCCAAAAGATCCGCCCACTGCACTTTTAGCAGAAGAAAAACTTGTTGAAATAAATAATCAGGCAGTATCTAAATTAATTCTCAGTTGGCAGCCTATTGTCGGTGTTACACAATATCAGGTTAATTATAGATTCAACAATGGTAACTTTGTCTCCACAACAGTTTCTTCTCCTGATTTTGAAATATTTAATACTGATGTTGGAACGTATGAGTTTCAGGTATTTAGTTATAACACAGCATTACAGACAAGTGCGACCTCTGCTGATTTAACTTTCAATGCTGTTGGTAAAACTGCATTACCATCAAATGTTACTGGATTATCAGCCGAACCAATAAATGAAAAGTTAGTAAGATTACGTTGGAATTTATCTACAGATTTAGATGTTACTCATGGTGGTCGTGTTTATGTAAGGCACTCCACAAAAACAGATGGTTCTGGGACATTTTCTAACTCTGTTGACCTCATTGAGGCATTGGCAGGTAATACCACATCTGCGGATGTGCCATACCTTGAAGGTGAATATATTTTAAAATTTAGAGATGACGGAGACAGATTTTGCTCTGGAGAGACAAGTGTAATTATTGATCTACCCGATAATCAAGCACCTTTAATCACACAAACAAGAAGAGAAGATACAGACAGTCCTAAGTTTCAAGGAACAAAGGTTAATGTTGAATTTGATGCTGTAACAAACAGTTTGAATTTATCTGGCACGGGTTTATTTGATGCTATTACTGATTTTGATACAGTTCCTTCTTTAGACGATTTTGGTGGTATTGCAAGTTCTGGTACTTATGATTTTGGAGGTACTGCTGGTGGAGATACTTTAGATTTAGGTGGTGTATTTAGTCTTGATCTCAAACGTCACTTCTTGACAGAAGCATTTTATCCTAATGATTTGATTGACAGTAGATTGGCAAATATTGATACATGGACAGATTTTGATGGTGCGACAGCAACAGAAGTTAATGCTGAGATGTTAGTTCGAGTCACACAAGACAATCCATCTGGATCTCCTACTTATACAGCGTTCCAAACTTTTGCAAATGGTACTTATAAAGGCAGAGGATTCCAATTTAGAGCAAAATTAACAAGTAATGATGTTGCGCAAGATATTAAAGTTTCACAGCTAGGTTATACAGCATCTTTACAGAGAAGAACAGAACAAGGTAATCTAACAGCAAGCGGAGCAGGGTCAAAGGCTATTACCTTTTCTCATCAGTTCTTTACAGGAACTTCAGCATTATTAGGAGCAAATTCCAACTTACCCTCTATTGGAATTAATGCTCAAAATATGGCATCAGGAGATTACTTTGAAGTGTCTAGTGTTTCTGGAACTGGTTTTACTGTTCACTTTAAAAATTCATCAAATGCTTCGATTGATAGAAATTTCACCTATCAGGCTGTCGGATTTGGTAAAGGAGGGTAGAATGGGTATAATTAACTCAAAGTTATTTAACTTAAATTCCCCAAAACCCTTGATATAACTGCGATATGGCAGAACATGATTTCATAATCGACAATGGCACAGGGAGTGCTGTGAGAACAGACCTTAATAATCTGTTCCAGGCTATTGCGTCTAATAATAGTAAGTCTGGTGCGTTAACAACTAATTATGCGTACCAATGGCACGTTGATACATCTGATGGAAATTTAAAGATAAGAAATGCAGCAAATAATGGATATGTAACTATTGGTGCGGTTGCAAGTACAAATTTAGGATTGATGCCTCAAGCTGGAGGAACTTTTACTGGAA